AGAGGATCTGAAAAAGATTAAAGAAGATAAACAAAAACAAAAAGACCATGATTGGAGTCAAAGATTAGTTGGTGCAGTAAAAGAAGAATACCTAATTACTCCAGAGGTTTTATTAAAATGGAAAAGAGCTTTCTTTGATCCGATTATGGTTTCTTATACTAATGCTCATTTTAAACATGATAAGATAAAAAATATTTTAATTAATTCTGCTTGGTATGTAATTCAAAAATCTGGCGATTATAACCCCATGCACAACCACTCTGAATATGTAAAAGGGAACTATACTTTAAGCTGCGTTGGTTATTTAGAATTACCTGAGTCTATGAAATCAACCGACAATGCTAAATCATTTAATGATTTTTCAGGTCAAATAGAGTTTTCTGAGGGATCTGAAAATATGTTTTCTGATAGCAGACACCGAATCAATCCAGAGGTTCGCCAATGGTTCTTGTTTCCTAATTATTTAATGCACTCTGTATATCCTTTTAAATCTGACAAAGATGATGAAAGAATATCATTTAGTTTCAACGCAACTGTAGTATTCGACAATGAATATAAACCCACAAATTGAATTTTATTTATACACAATATTGACTATTTTTGTTCTAATCTATATTAAGGAGATACTTTATGCTTAAACAAATCGGAAAAGAGTGGAAGAAGAAAGAAGAAGGAGGAACTTTCACTGCCGATCACCTATCCCCATCGCAGCTCAATATGAACATAGATCAGTGGCATTATAATTATAATGTTTTAACTGCTGCTGAAAGAAAAAAGCTCCCTGCAAACTTAAAAATGATCTTCGGTGGGTTGGTAGGTCAAGCACTACAAGATTTAATTACTGAAAAATTAACGATTGAAGAAGTAATGAAAGGAAAAAAATGAGCCAAGAAATATTAAGTAAGTTTGCACAATTACAAACTGAAAACAGAAACCAAAAGCAAGAACTAAAAAGATATTCTCAGATGCTACTTGCAAGAGATGAAGAAATTACAAAACTTAAAAAACAAATAGATGATTACCAACTTGGTGAAAAAATGGTTGCAAAGAACCAAAGCTATTTAGAAGCTAAAGCACAAAAAGATATTGACCAAGTAAAACAAAATCAAAAACTACAACAAAGGAAGGATAATGAAACTAAAACCACAAACAGAAGAAAAAAGTAAAGGCAGATTTAAGGAAAGACGCAAAGAATGTCTTATGAAATCTAAAGATATTCCTACAGTAGATATTAAAGGAAAGAAATATTCTACTGTAAACGAAAGACATAGACATCTTTTGCAATACTTTCCTGAAGCTAGATTTAATGAAGAAATACTTTTCCATGATAATGAAAGAGTAGTTGTCAAAACTGAATTACATATCGGTGAAACTATTTATGCAGTAGGTCATGCAGAGGAACATAGAAACGCAAACTTTATTAACAAAACAAGTGCATTAGAGAATTGTTCCAGTAGTGCATTAGGTCGTTGCATAGCTGCATTTGGACTATCAGGTTCAGAATATGCTAGTGCGGAAGAATTAGTAAATGCTTTAAATAATCAAGGCACAACTAAATCAGTTTCAATTAAGGATGAAATAAAAAAGCAGACAACAGAAACTAAACTAACTGCTTTATATTCTAATTGGAAAAAAGAGAATGATTCAATAGAAAAATCTTTTGAATCACAACAAACAAACATAAAAAAAAATGGAGGACAAAATGTCAAACAATGGTAGTGGTAAGCAGAAGGATTGGGTATTGTTTCCTTATGATGCCAACAATGAAAAAGCCATCAAAATTGATTTCTCAGGTAATGTTACTTTAGACAATGGTAATAAAGGAACTATCTTAGGTGTCAAAGGACAATCAAAAGATGGTAATACTAAGTTCCTTAAAGTCTATGCTCAGGTCGGAGTTTTATTTAAAGGTGATGATAAATTTACTGGTGAAATGAACTATGCCGAAGCTGGAGGACATAAAGGTTTAATCGGATGGTTAAATGAATCTGGTAATATTTTATCTGGTTATAAGAACGATCCTAAACCAAAACAACCAAAACCGCAGAGTAAACAAATACCTTTCTAAGTGAAAGTTGTTTACTTAGTTTTAGCTTTATTGACAGGTGAGAGTTATGTTTTACACAAGGTTAAGTTTGAAACTACTCTCACTTGTGATGAGATACATGAGGCAGTAATTGAATATAAAGAAATACAAAATAGGACATACCCAATATACAAAAACAAAGTTGCTTTTGCACATTGGTGTTTAGACGAACAAGGAAATTATTATTTAGGTGCAGAATATGAATGACAATGTAAAATTTATTAACGAACTAGAAAGATTGCTAAACCAAAAACAAAATGACTATGGCGATTTTGACCATACCTCTTATGTAATGGTTGGTATATTAGAAAAATATTTATCAGTTTATAACAATGTTGAGGTTAAAGTACCTCTAAAAGTATTTGGTTTATTTATGATTTTTTTAAAATGTTGGAGAGTCATGCAATCCAAAGAATACAAAAAAGATAACTTTGATGACATAAATGGATATACAGAACTATTGAGGAGGCTAGTAATAAATGAGCAAAAAAAGGGGTAAAAGACCTATGACACCAAAGATGTTCAAGCTATTGCAATTTATTAAGAATTACACTAAAAAGAACAAGTATAGTCCAACTTTTTCAGAAATGGCTTTAGAGTTGGGTTATAAAAGTAAAAATTCTGTTTCTTCTTTATTAAAAAAATTAGAAGAAAGAGATGAAATAAAAAGAGATTATGCAGGTTATAGTCGGAATATTGAAATAAATGGTTAAAGTAATTAAAACATCTGATCTTGAGTTAGCTGCTAATTTCGAAGAAATTTTTGATGGTGCAACTGTGGAAGAAGCTACAGAAAAAGCACATAATCAAAAAATGCCTAGTGAGTCTGCAAAAGTAAATATCACCGATACCAGACTTGTTAAGGCACACATTAAACTAATCGGTGAGGAGAATGATGAGCTTAAGAAATAGCAATGTTCGTTTATACACTAAGCTAGATAAGGCACACAAAAAGATTTTTGGTGCTAAAGATAAGGGAAGACAGTGTGTAAATACTCTAAAGGCATTCAAAGAGTACAATCAGTTGTACCGAAGAATTGTCGAAGCTGAGAACAAAGATGCTAGATTTTTATATACTTAATTGAGTATATATAAAAAGTTGCATTTATACTTAAGGGATTCTATACTCTAAATTAAAGGAAGGAAACAAAATGAAACTATCACCCAAAGCTAAAAAGAACCTAGTAGAAGACAATCAATTCTATATTGATCTTGGAAAAAAACTAAGACTTGCAAGACGAACTAAGATAAATGAGTTTACTGGTAAAGAAAGTTTTATTAGTCAAACCAAAGTTGCAACTGCACTTAAAACTACATTTCAACAAATAGGTAAATATGAGAAAGGTGAAAACCGAATACCTATAGTCAATCTAATTAAGATAAGTAAGTTTCTAAAAAAACCATTAAGTTATTTTTTAGATGATTGGCAAGAAACAAATATTATTGCTGAACAATTTAATACTGCATTTCAAAAAGAATATGAAAGATTGCAGAAATAATGTTTGTTCCCATATTAGAAAAACTTAAAAAGATAAATCCAACAACCGATGAGTATGATGAGTTTGAGCATTACAAAACAATCATACCTAAAATGATTGCTAATGGTCATGCAGCTCATCAAACAATAGAAGGTTACGATACTTGTAAACCAGAGATAGAAGCATTTAGATGGTTCAATGGTGTTAATATTCCTGTGCATGGATATATAGATTTAAAAGGAGATAAGGTAATTATTGAGGATAAATGTAAGTTTCCTAGAAAGGGTAAGATTAAAAAAGATGGCACTAGGTCTTGGTTTACTTCAAAATTACCTGAAGATAAACCTGAACCTTATAATCTTTTACAAGTAGATTTCTATTGGTCAGTATTTAAAGTGCCTGTGTATCTTTGTTATATTAATGAAGAAAGTTTTAAAGTATTTCATGCAGGTAATTGTGATGAATTGAAACCTGAGAACATAGAGAAAAGAATACCAAAGATTATTCAACGATGTAAGATTAGACAAAACTTAATGCAGTTAAGCAACGATGCAAAAGTAATCAAAAACTATATTCAACCTCAGTTCGATCATTATTTTTGGCGAAACGATTTAGATGAAAATTATCTTCAAGATGCAATAAAATTTTACGAAAGTTAATTACCAATCAAATTTTTTTTCTTCTTTTATTTGTTGCTCAACACTATTTAAAACTTTTTGTTTGAGGTCATCATCTTCTTTCATGCACTGCCAATGAGCATGACCACCACCATAGAAAGATACAAAGCTATCTAAGTTCGTCATGTCCTTTTTACAGTAACGACAAATTCCTACATCAACGATTATTTGTTTTGATTTAACCCAAGTCTTTTTCTTAGGTTTTGGCATAGTTAGGTTTCTTACCTTTTCTTGACTTTCTTTCAGCTTTCTTTTTTCTTGATACCGCAGCTCTCCTTTGAGAAGGACTCATGGCTCTTGCTTTGGCTAGTGGTACACACTTAGGATAGTTTCTTCTTTTCTCTTTACCTGAACGACCACATTTAGGAAAAGAACCATCGGATCTAGGATTGGCAATGTCAACCCAGTTTTGTTGTACCCATGACCTTAAACCTTTTTTAGCCATTATCTTTTTCTTTTCTTAGCTTTCTTTTTTTTCTTTTTGCCACCAGGAGTTATCTTACCTGAGCAAACTGCACTGGCATACATGTTTGCGTACGCCGAAGGGTACACTTTAAATTTTCGCTTCGCTGCTGCCTTACCTCTTGCACATAATTTAGCCATCTTTGAACTCCTTTAGTATTTGTAGTTTTTCTTCCGCATGAGCAATCTTTTCAATCAGCTTATCTGATTCGTCTATGTGTTGAGGATGCTCACCAATCCCTACACTGTTTTCTAAATAAATTTTTAATGTCGCTTCAGCTTCAGCAATCTGAGCTTCATATCTTTTTTCTAGTGCATCAAGAATGACTTGCCTCATGCACTATGTCTTTTTTGAACAGCAAACTTAGCAACTTTTACTGCACCTTTATGAGGTTTATATGTTCCCTTCATAAGTTTGTAAGAGTTACCTTTTTTCATCCAATGAAATCCTTTTGGTGCTTTTACTGTTTTCATCATACTTTTCTCTTTTTCTTTTTCTTAAGTGCTTTAAAGTCCGCACCTGTTATCTTATCAAATGGTGCAGCCATTCTAGCAATCTTCATTTGTTTTTTACTGTACTTTTTATTTTTACCTTTAGGCATAATATATAACCCTCCAACATTCCCAACTGACTAGCAGTTACTCCTAATTGTTATTTTTTTTTCTTTTTTTTGTTTTTTTTCTTTTTTTTGTTCATTGGTTTTTTTTTACTATGATACATTGTTTTCTCCTTTTGTTACCATTTCTTACATGACCAGTATCTAGCACTGAACACATCTTTAGCAGTAGCACATCTGTGCCTTGCTCTAAAGCTCTTTCTAGCTTTGGGGTTAGATTTTCTAATCTTCATATTGGCATCCCCATATCTAATTATCTTTTCTTTGCCACCTTTACAAGCCTTGACGACAAACTTTTTTCCACCTGAGATTTGTCTTTTAGGTGTATTACATTTCATTTTTGACTTATCTATCGCCATCTAATTTTACCCCATTAAAGTATTTATATTCATATTCGACAACTCTGCAATCATGTTTTTTACGCATAGACTTTTGTTTATCTTTAAATTCTATAGCTTTCTTCTCAGTTTCAAAAATAGTATTTGTAAACATAGTATGTAAATCGCTGTTATTTTTCCATACCACACAATACATTATGTCATAATTTTTGGTTTTTTTGGAGGAACTACAGCTTCTTCAGTACACAAAAATTTAATAAATATTTTGTTTTTATTGACATCCTCATAACCAATTTCTTCAAGTTTTGCTATTGATTCATAGTTACCAGCTATCATACAAGAGTAACCATCTTTAAATAAATCTGGGTATCTGTAAGGTGGTAGACAAGTGTTTGCTACAGCAGAACACATTATTAAATTTAATACAAAATTCATTCTTTATCTTTTACTTTTTTTAATTGATCCTCAAGTTCAGTTATTTTTTTATTTGCATCTAGTAAGTCTTGTTGAGAATGCTCTAGTTTTTGCAAACATCTTTTGTTCGCAGAATCTTTAGACTTACCTGCGTCTTGCAATTCTGCAACCTCTTGTTTAAGGATTCTTACCTGATCCTTATATTCGTTAATCAAATCAATGTCGGACATTAATTATTTTTTATTGTTTTTAAAAATCTGTGTACCCTTAATTCCATAAATACTTGCGACCACTAAAATCCACAAATTTGTGAACCATGAAGGGAGCTGTTGGAATTGTTCAAAGAACTCTTTTATTTTTGCAGACGCAGCAGGATCTTCGCTGAAGACCCCATAGGCAATCACTAAAATTGGCAGAGTTAAAACGACCAAAACGAATTCGTCTTTCCAGTCTGATTGCCTTGCCTCTAAAAGTTTGCCACTGTATTCAAGTTCTCCTTTTGCCATCTTCGTCTTCTGCTTGTTAGCATAAATTTTACTTCCAGCAGAAACGGCTAATTTTATTGCCGACAACCACATAATT